CAACTAAGAAAGTAGAATGTATCAAATACGTGTTGATTTTGTTGTTGACAAAACCGAACATGAAAATGACCCAATCTTTCGTAAGATTCAAGAGCTTTGCAATTCTCTAAAAATTGATGTTCAAATTCGTAATTATGACCCAAAAAGATATTATGAGGACTGTGAGTTTATTACTCGTCTTCCAGCAATTCAGATTTATGAAAAAGGTGCACACACACGCACTTTATTTCCGAACGAGAAACCTGTTTATACTATTCGTGAAATACATGAAAAATGTGAAATGGAATATCTCAATAATCTTGCTAAGCAACAAATCTGGGATGAAAAACTGAAATACCTAAAACGTATATTCTTTAAGAAGGCTTCCTTGAAAACGGATTTATTTAATTCAAGAAGTATGCTATAGCCACAATAAACACAAGATGTCAACAATGATTTCAAGCAAGCAAATGGAAACGCAACTTTACAATTTGGTGTCTGCTCTGGCAGATAATTACGGATTTGATGCAGACGAGGCATTCGAGTTTGCACGCTGGGAGACGGATACCGACCATGTTGGGGAGATTCTCAAGGTGGTCGAGAAGCCAGCGCCTAAGAAGGCGCCAGCAAAGAAGGAGGAACCTACGGCGGATGATGCATCCGAGGCTCCTACTGAGTCTATGGCTTCTGACTCGGCTGATAAGATTGCCGCATGTCGTAAGAACATCGAGCTCTGGGAGAAGAAGCTAGCTGATGGAAAGGTGAAGGATGCTGATAAGCAGCGCGAGAAGATTGAGAAGGAGCAAAAAAAGCTCGCTAAGATTCTCGAGAAGGCACCTAAGGTCGAGGCAAAAAAGCCTGAGCCTAAGAAGGTGGAGGTTGTGAAGCCTGCTGAGAAGGAGAAGCGTATTAAGCGTTTCTCTCCTGTTATCGCTGCTCAGCTCAAGACGGCTCTGGGGTACTCTGCTGATGAGATGACCGCTGCAGTGAAGAAAGAGTTTCAGCAGTATGTCGAAGACCTTGCTGACGATGATTTCCGCAATGGGAGTCTGTCTGACCACATGCGAACTTTCGCTAAGCTCAAGATTCCTGTTAAGGAGGATGATGTTAATGCGGATGAGTCTGATGCTGAGTCTGAGGAGACTGTGAAAATGGTGCCCAATGCTATGATTATCGATATTACGCTGAATGAGCTTCAGAGTATCGAAATGACCGCACCTGTTGACCCGCCCGGAACATTCTGGGATGCGGATTATGGCCGCTTTGTGAAGGGTCCTGAGGCGGACGATGACGAGGACTTTGATGAGGTGACATTTGACTCAGTTAAGTATGTCGTAGGCGAGAAGACTGGTCGCGTTTATGAGGCGCGCGATACGGGTGACGTTTTCGCGGGCTTCATTGGTGTCGGTAAGTTTAAGAAGATGAATAAGTAAATACAAAAGCCGAAAGGCAATTTTTACATATCATATTCCCAAAAAAGAATTGTACAATTCGGAAATGAATGGCTAAAAAATCGAGAAACTCCAGGTGATTGAAATATAATACGGGGAATATAAATTGCTTCTAGCTCAGTAACTACACTCGGTTCTAAATATGTGCCGTCGGGATTAACTGTTGAGCTTATTTGTTTCCAAATATAATCAAATGTAATTTCATCAAAATTTCTAGAATTATTTTTATAGTATAAAAGTTTATCATAATTAGATATTTCTATCCAAAGTTTGGGTACGATATTTTTGCGATTATATGCCATATCACATAGTGTTCTCCAAATATCTTGCCAGTGTTTAATAACATTGTCTGGAATGTCCATTACCTATTATACGTAACAAATGTTTAAACTATTGTATAAAATCTGCAGAGCTAAAAATACGTATCCAAAATGTTATAATAGGAAGCCCCCAGAATGAGAAAAATGGTATGAAAAATGCTACAGCACCCCATAACATAGGAGACCCAAATTGATTACCATATTCTATTCCGGTAAAAATTGAAAGTGTATACAGAAACATTCCAAAAAAGTAGGAAACACTTTTAAATACGATTCCAAAAAAAGACCCAACATTTTCAGTAGGTTTTGTATTTGATGGCGCATCAACTGCAGGAGCACTCTGCTTAAATCTATCTCCATCACTTAAAGTTTTCGTATTTTTGGCTCCATTAATAGTGTACTCTACTTCAAACTGCTTTTTCTTACTAGGGTTGGGGTCAGGTAATCCCAGTTCTTTGAATCCAATTTTTACATCAATATGTCCATTCTTTATCATGTCCTGAACTACATTTGTTACATCCGTATAATTACCATCTACACCATACTCGGCCTTTGTAATTTGAAGACCGCTCGCACTTCTCTGAGGAGGAGCATTGATATAGAGACTTTCATTATCTCGCACAGCTGTGACAAGTTTGTCGCCACCATTTATTGTGTAAGATAGATGTAGCGTCTTTGCTTGACCAACCGCTGGGTCTGTTATATTTAAGGATGTCGGTGATACACTTGGTATACTCAAAACACCATCCTTTATAGAAGCAGAAACCGTACTTGTTACATCAATTGACGTTGAGCTTGTACCATATGTAGCATTGGTAACTATTATTCCACTCATCCTTATTATGAAGAAAACACGACATTTGCGATGCCTCCAATAACTCGTAGAAAGTTGTACGATTCTACAAATGCACGAACATTATAAGCATATATCAAAGTATTATTTGCAGTTTTTCTATAAATCGTAACGATTAGGTCAGAATTATTTGCATAATCTATAGGATTTACAATTGTTGGATTTGGAAGATTTGCGGTTGACTTTAATACGCATAATGCAGTACCAGATGGATTTAATGTTCCACTTAACAATGGAGGTTGTACAAATGTATTTCTTAATATTGTTTTGTTAAATTGCGAACCATTAATATGCCCCGACGGCTGTTCCTTATCATTTTCAAGTGCAAAAGAGTAAGTATATATACCTGGTAAATCTGTAATCGTTCTACCAGTCTCGTGTCTATAATTTTGAATATATTTGAAAAATTCGGTCTGTTTATAATTAAATCGCTCTTTACCATCAATAATAATTGCAGATTCTAATAATATATCTCTCGCAGTAATTCCAGATTGTTGCGCGATTCCAGATGTATAGTATAGGGATACAAATGGTAATGGACCTCCTATTGGCGGCTCATATGGATTTTCCCAGTTTGTATAGTTGTCAAAATCGTTGACAAGAAATCTGTCATTTCTTTGGCATACCCATGCTATACGAGTACATAGATTTCTTAGGTTTAATTCCAAATCATTTGAAGGCCCATAGTGTCCTAAACCTTCTCTTACGTCAACCTGATTAATAACATACGAATGGTCAGATGATGCAATATGTGCCATTTCAGCATCAGAAACAAAGATATAATTACATTCCACAAATGGATTTAAATTCCAAGTTATCAGACTTGGATTACTAGGTAATTGAGATACTGATAATGGCGGAGACAGAAATGGTGTCATACTACTGCTAGGCGCAACACGTTGTCCATACGTAGAACTTGATGAATTTACGTCAATAACTGTATACAGCTGAAACATGTTTTTTAGGTCAACTATAATTTCAACTTCAGAATACTGCATGGCTATGAGTGGCAATGCCTTACCAACAGTTTCACAAAACCAAAAGTGTAATGGAATTGTCAATACTCTTCCGTTAATTGAAGGAGCTGCTATATTTGTATTTGTTGTTATAGCATGCGGATATTGACTTAAGCGGTCAAATGCATTTGCTGGGTCATAAAGTTCGGGAATATTTCCAACAAGTTGCTCAAGTAATGCTTTTTTATTAGCATCGAATTTTAGGTTTGCGTATATTTTCATCCATTCACCTGTATGTCTAACAATTTCACTTCCATTAATATTTATTGAAACATAGTTAATCATATTGTAACCAATATTATGAATCCACTGAAACTCATATCCTATCGCATTAGAGCTTGGATTCAAGTTTTGCGCAGGAGTACTTGTAGCAATAACAGGTGAATATATATCAGGAAGTGTTATACTTAAGTAACAATCATGTAAAAGTTGGGCGTATCGTTCTACTTTTGCTCGTAATGTTAAGCTTCCCGATGGCGGAAGACTTAGATTTGTAGTCTTAAAAAATAACCTAAAATGCTCCATTGCAAATTCGGTATGGCGTTTATACACAGATTTAAAATGAGTAAAGGATGGATTTCCTGTCACAAGAATATCTTGTGCTCCTTTATTCACCAGTTGCATTAATCCCCCTGTCATTTCTCTATTATATGTCTAGCAGTTTAATGTCTAAGTATTCTAAACTAAACTGTGTCTGCAAACTACACACACTCCATTGTGCTTTATAATATCTCTGGGAGCACATCTGCATATGAGATGGGCGGTGAGAGCCTTTGCGCCACTCTCTCCACATGAATTTATTGGAGTTTGTAGAACATACGATGCAGTATTTGCTGCAACATAATCAGTATACGATGATGCGGGACGCTGAATATTAGATAATCCAAACTCGGTATATCTCCCCACTCCTGGGTTAATGATGGGATTTGGGTTTACAACATTCATGAACTGTCGAGGTGAAGGAGACACTGGAGAAGATACATAAATCATATTTCCTATAGCTCCGTTAAGTCGCTTTATTCTAATCCAGTCGCTTGAATCCATACGAGTTGGACCACGTTGAACATTAGACGCCATATTATCAAACTACTGAGGTAAAAAACCTAATTTCACCAGGTGCTGTTCGAATACCAATACGAATAAGCCGCTTAGTATCTTGAAAGGCGGGAGCATCAAATACCTCGTTTGTATCCGGGTCTAACACAAAAACTAATCCTTTTGCTTTTACAATTTGAAGGCGTCGTGTTTTTCTCTGAATATTGCGAAGATATAGTGTATCTAAATCATCACTTTTGAAACCTGGTTTATAAGCTAAATCTTCCCCAGTAGCAGTTGTGTCAAACCGCATACACTGTATTACAGGTTTTTCTCTTGAATGTAATTTACGGTGAATCTCACAATCTATAGCCGCTTGTTTTAAAAGTAAACTAATATTCTTTACAATACGTCCTTTTTCGTATGCTACCTCGTAAAGATATTCATCTGATGACATGAATGTTTCACGTAAATCTGTTCCTTCATATCGTTTTAAGGTCATATCATTGCGACGAATTGCAACGATATTGGGGCCTTCGCTTGTAACAGCTTGTTCTGGTGAAAATACTGTCATATATAGTTTTACAGTTACATCACGTTGGTCGAGAGGAAGCTTGCGATGAGAACAAATTCGAATAGCTCGTCCTATTACTTGTTCAATAAGTGCAGGATTCCAATATGGTTCCATAATATGAACACGCCGCACATCTGCAAGTGTGATGCCTTCAGCTGCGGCCCGTGAGCCCAGAAATACACAAAGGCGATGCTCTTTAATTGAATCTTTCAACGATTGTGGAAATGTATCTGCGTAGTCCTGATTAAAAATTTGACGGTGAAGTTCCCTTTCTTCTTCACCACCACCTAAGAAAACACCATATGCCGGCACACCTTCTTTCATTTCAGATGATTCGGACCATACACCTGCCTTCTTAACAAGCTTATAAGGTTGAAAGCCATTTGCATCTAAAATTGCAGTAAGCGTTCCAATTCCTTCTAACGAGCGAAACTGAGAATAAATAAACTGATTGTTAAATTTACTCGGTTCTCCTATATGTTCTTTCAAGTCTTTCAAGAGAACTAACATTTTAGGCGCAAACTTAGAAAGCGCATCTTCGCTCAAATATCGTTCCGGGTCGGCTTTTAATCTTTCAAGAACTTCTGATTTTTCAATCACAGTTTCTTCATTAGTTTCTTCTTCAACAGTTGTTCGTAATTCTGGTGGTATTGCGTAGTTACATGCGAGACGAGATGTCATGCGAAATGACCCAAAATCATCATTTAAGTTAGGAGAGCGAGATTTCCGAGACTCTCGTTGAATTTCAATCCATCGAGTTTCCAAGTAACGCTGAAACTGCTCGGGAGACATTGGAACTTTTACAAGTGTACTTTCTTCTTCTAGTCGTTTGGGAAGTAGACGTTCATCTGCTCCTTTGAAATATGAAACTAATCCTTGAATACGTCTCATAAAAAGATTAGAATTTTTAATAGAAAGACCGTCTACAAATAGTCCCATAAAGTCTTCAAATTTTGTAGGTAAAAGCTCGAGTTCTTCCACTACCATTCTATCAGCATCAGACAACTCAACTCCTGCAAATGTGCTTTCAAATTTAGATTTCCATTCCGATACCCATTCTTTAATGTCTGCCTTTTGTGAAAAATCTTTATTGTATTTTACTGCTATACGTTCACCCTTTTCATTATATTGACTTTCAAAATAGGGAGGATTACGTGTTAACATAATAACTCTTTTAATAGAATTATATTCAATTGTATCCACATCTTTGATAGCTCTAAAAAATCCAGTCATTAATGATTCATCCCATTGTTTAGCAGATTTTGCAGGTATTGAAATTCTCTCAATTGGTCCACGTAAAAGATTCATTAGAAAAGCAATTTCTTGAGGCTTGTTAATAACGGGAGTGCCAGATAGTGCTACGACCTTACAGTTTCTTGCCTTGAGAATACGCTGATAAATTTTTGAGCGTAAAGACTCTTTAATTGCGTAATTAATTAGATTATGCGCTTCATCAATAATCACTACTGAGTCGTCAAACTGATGCTCATTATCTGGTGGGAGGATTGAGTCAATATTAGACGAAGAGATACCATTGTAGTTAATAAATGTAAACCGTTGGTCTAAAATGTCATCTATTTGCCCACGAATGCCTTTTTGAATGTCGAGTGAAAGAGTCCTAAAATTAGGTTGGCGGTCTGGAGAAGTAACAAAAAAACGTCCATTCGTATCTAAGAACTTTTGAGATATTCCCATACTCTTTGCTTGGGCGGTGTCTTCTTCGCTTTTAATTGACTTAGGTTCCCAGTATTGTTCGAATGCATAGATAGGGTCACCACATTTACGAATCTCACCCTTATAGTTATCGGAAAGTGATGCTGGTAAAAGAACGTATATTTTTTTCGTGCTGAGCAGAGACTCTGCGACTGCAATTGACGAGCACGTCTTTCCCGAACCAAGACCGTGATATAAAAGAAGACCACGATACGGTGTCTCCATAAGTAGATATTCGCGAACGATTTTTTGGTATGAAAACAGTTCCTTTGTATTCTTTGATAGGTCGCCCTGCTTTCTACATAAGTCTTCTTCGGAGTCGGCAGTATCTAAAGGGTCCACATCAGTCTTTCTATACTTTAAAAAGATACGAGTTATAGAATCTGAAAATGCTTTTCTATTCGGTAGGACGAACATGCTACTTATTTTTGGCGACGAAATCATAATGGAAGCAATCATCCGCAAAAATCCAAAGTTATGGATGGTGGCAGTTTATCTCTTTTTAGTAGCAGGGTTTCTATATGTAAGACCATCACTTGCATTTGGAGAGCGTGGGCGCATTCGACCGTTCGGTACTGGGAAAAAGGAGTCGACCGTCTTTCCAGTATGGTGGTGGATGTTTGGATTTGCCGTTACTTCTTATATATCAATAGTATGGTATCTAGATTACTCCTTATAAAATTAGGGTAAAATGAACAAATTAACATCTTTAATAAGATAAAAGATGTCAGACTGTGAAGGGAACGGCAAGTGTATTGAACAATGCTCTAACGGCAAATATCACACAGAAGACGATGTTAATAGTTCTCATAGACTATGTTGTTGCGGATATAAACGTATTATTAAACTTGAAGGTAATACTGATTGCAAACATAACTGCAAACTTGTAGAGTGTAATACGTACAAATTATGTAGTCAAAAGCTCCCACAGTGGCATCTAGACCTTCAAAATGGAATGTGTGTACGTTGTGTTGACATGTTTAAGGGGTTTAAATTTCTTAATGAAAAGTTTGATTGTTCTAAGTGTCTTATTAAGAAGGAAGTTGTCGATATTAGTTGTGGAAAACATAAAGTTTGTCTCGAATGTCTAAAGGACTTGTTTAAAACTCAAGGACGTAATCTTGTAGGTTGTCCATTCTGTAGCAAATCTATTTAAGGTTAGACTGCCGAGTTAAAATTATTGCGATTCTAAACTTAATAAAGTAGTTGTATCCGTAAAAGTATACATTACTTAGCAGCTGTCTCTTCCTTTTCCTTCTCTTTCTGCGCTAGTTCTGCCATTAACTTCTTCTTAAAATCTGTCATTTCTTTGAGATTTGTCTGGCATACGCTTTTTTCACTATTATGAACATTCCACACATTAGTAATCCATGCTGTTAACATACTCAAATAACCAACGCCAAGAATTCTAGCTGTCTCTTCAGGAACTCCGAATGATTCAAATGTTGCTGAGAATGGACGCCGCACAATAAAAAATACAGCGGCTAATGTGTAGACCAAAGTTGGCGCAACCGCAGAAATAGCACCTTGTTTTAATGATGTAGCGGATGCTATTTTTGAACATTGAAGCTGAGTTGAAAGTAGTGAAATAATTAGTCCAGAAACTAAAAATACACTAAAAACTGCTATTGCCGAAAATGCCAATAGTTTATAATCCATTATTTTGGGGCAAGAGAAATGATACGTTCTAGTTCCGTAATCATTTTTTTGCGTTCTACGTAATGTGGGCGAGTTATATTCTTGCATTCTGCCAGAGTTTTCCATCCGACACTGGAAACTTCACGTCGTTGGACTGGTGTGAGCTTCTGCTCTAGGTGAATAAGTTTAGAATTTTTTAGAATAGCTACAAAATATATATGCTTATAGGTGATATTATTGATTGCTTTAAATGTTTCTGAAAATACTAAATCTTCGCGGATTATGTAAGCTTCCTTTGGAATATTTGTTTCTTCGAAGAATTCTCTTTGTGCACATTCAACATCACTTTCTCCACGATTACGACGTCCTTTAGGGAATCCCCATTCTGGTTCCTTAAAAGGCGTAGGTGACTCAACTATCAGCTTCTTTCTATCAATTAAATTAAATTTATTACGGGCATTCTCGAACTCGGGAGAGTCATTGTCTCGACTATTTCCCCAAAGTTTATTCCAAAGTGTTTCGAAGTTTTCATTTGCAATTAACTTTTGTTCAAACTCGGTCATATTTGATAGCTGACGCTTAATATAAGCCGTATCAGCTATATCATATTTTCCACGAATAAATTCCATATAAGACATACTATCTTTACGCCTCACCATAAGAATACTGACTGTTTTAGGCTCAACAGGCAGCACCAGTGGTTCATAAATTCCTCTAAGGAATAAAATACCACATGATATAACCGGGTCAGCGCAAGACCTAAACACGTGCCCTTTATCGCCGCAATTGTTACAATACATTCTACTTATATCCATGATATCACTGTTAAGATGTCCGTTTTTTACTTCGGTGTTTCTAACAAATGGGAAGCTTATTTACAAAGCCTGCCGCACCAAAGCCTGCTGCACCAGCACCACCGCCTGCATTTGGAATTGATATGTCAAAGCTGAGTGCTTCTGGTGACTATCTTCAACAACTACAGCAACAAGCAACTGCCGGACTTCAGGCAACGAAGGATGAAGCGGCAAAACAAGCTGCTGCTTTGACTGCCTCTCTTAAGGCTGCAAGTGGTAGTGCATCATGGTATAAATACTTGTATTATTTCTTTGGACTCGCATTCATAGTTTGTTTAGGGATAGTTCTTTATGACGCATTTGCGCCTGATAGTTGGCCTAACATCTTTTTTAGTAAGTCTAAAGGAAGTAGTGCGCCTGTACCATCACCACCTCCACAAGTTCCTGCAGATAAAATTCTATATATTAGCTATGCTAGATATGGTATTGATAATCTGACACAGTTTAAGGATGTAACTGCGTATCTATCTGGTCAAATACAAAATGAAGTAGCGCTTCCCGGGTTTACAGTAAACCTATCAAATGTAGGTTTAACTGCTGACCCATACCCTGGAAAGCTGAAGACTCTGTACATTCAATATTATGTTGGAACAAGTGATTACAAGTATTCAACAGTTGTTGATGGTTCAGCTGTACCAACTCTTCCCGAAGGTGTTTCAACAAGCGCTCCTCAAGGAGTAGAAGCACCCGCTCCTCCAATTTTGTCAAAACTATATAACTCAATTTTTGGAAATAGCACAGGAAACTTGGCGCCGGCATTCCATGATGCCACAACTAGTGCAATTGTAAAGGGAAATCGTGCTCCTCTCTCAGCTGAACGTGATGGCGGTTATGGTATGCAGTGGTGGATGTATGTAAAAGACTGGAATTACGGGTATGGCAAGAAGAAGGCTATTGTGAAGAGACCAGATAGTACAAATGGAGCAGTTACAAATCCGTCTATCAGTTTACATCCCACAGACAATTCACTTGAAATCAGTGTGAGCGTATATCCTGCTACAGAAGGTGGCTCTGGAAAAGCTGAACCCGCACCCGCTGGACATTCGGGGTCATCTGATGATGTGTTTGTATGCGAAGTTCCTAATATTCCTCTTCAGACTTGGTTTTCAGTAAGTATTACTGTATTCGGACGTAACTTGGACGTATACCTTGATGGAAAATTAGTAAAGTCCTGCTTTCTCAGCGGCGTCCCTAAGCCAGCAGTTGGAGATATTCAGTTAACGCCAGAAGGTGGGTTTTCTGGGCGCATTTGTGACTTCTATCACTATCCTAAGATGCTGACACCCACAGATGCTCTATCATTCTGGTCTAAGGGAACAACATGCAAAAATATGACAACAACCGGTAAATCATCCGCTACTGGATATTCTGTAAAGTTTGGAGTTTATGATGATTTAGGAAAGGAAGTACAGGAATATGCTTTTTAAAGAAAAATGTTAAAGCACAGCCAACAACATAAACAGCAACCCATACAATCATCATTATCTAATTCCCTATCGTCGCTTACTGAACGTAAAGGATTTGAAACTAGCACCCGTTCCTGCATTATGATTTCTATTGTAAGTAGTAATGTATTCTCCGTTGAAATACTTTAAAGGTCTTTCGTCGCGAAAGAAAACACAAAGAAAAAAGGAGATTTCTAAGTTTGGTAGAATGTCATTTAAGAATCCTAAGGCTTATGTGGGATTCTCAACTGATAAAAATGTGAAAACAAAGCGGTCTAATTATACCGCAAAGTTTAAGTCTATGTTTCCTAAAGCTAATTCTTTAACTCAAAAAGCAAAAGCTACTGGAGTTCCCGTGAGTTATCTGAGAAAGTCATATGACCGTGGTATGGCTGCTTGGAGAACTGGTCATCGTCCTGGTGCCACTCAACAACAATGGGGTTATGCTCGCGTTCACTCATTGCTAACATGCGGAAAAACATATTCGACTACTGATTCTGATATCGTGAAAGATGCTAAGAGAAAATCTAGAACGGCTAAGCGTTGGTGGGATAAAACTTGCTGATAAAAATGAATTTATTAAATCATAAAGTTTGAAGTAGTAGAATACTCAAAATGTTCAGAATTAGCAAGGATGAATTGTATACAATGATGGAAAATTACAAGCTAACAGATGTGACAAGTGGCAATTCAACATCTACAATGATTGGAGACTATTGGAAAAAATCACTCAAAACCGGATTTCTTGAAATGACAAAGATTGGATTATTAAGAGAGGCTACACGGGCTAGAAAGAATGGGCTTGTTGAATGGAGTAACTTAGTTTCTAACTGGGCTGACACAATATAAAGTTGTTATAAAAACGGATTTATGAAGTGTATAATCATGAACTAGTAAATGGCTACAACTATCTACATTTTAAGACTTCAAGGAGGCAGATACTATGTCGGCAAGACAGACGATGTTGATAGACGATACCAGCAGCACATGAAGGGCTATGGTTCTGCTTGGACTAAGAAATACAGTCCAATTTGTATTGCTAAACAAATTCCAAATGCCTCTCCGTTTGACGAAGATAGATACGTGAAGGAGTATATGGATATATATGGTATTCAAAATGTTCGCGGTGGCTCGTATGTTTCAATTAAACTAACAGAAGAGCAAGAGAACGCTTTAAAGTTAGAAATCAGAGGTGCAACTGATAAATGTACACGATGTGGTAGAGATGGGCATTTTGCCAAGAATTGTTATGCAACAACTGAGTTAGTTGAATCTTTTGATGAGGAATGGGAATGTGATTATTGCGACAGAACATTCACCACAAAGTTCGGGTGTGGAGTTCATGAAAAATCATGTAAGGAGAAAAACTCTAGAGTATCTGGAAAGTGTTATCGATGCGGAAGAGAAGGACATTATTCGCCGGAGTGTTACGCTTCACGCCATGTTAAAGGTTACGAGCTATAAAGTCAGGTGGATCACGTTTCGTATACTTAACAATCCCTCGTATTTTCAATTTAGCTTCAATGTAATATTTCTGATACGACTCTATCGGATCAGGCATCTTATACTCATCAGGCATTGCTAATCTAACTGGTGTCATATCAACAAATGGTAACTTAGGAGGATTGTTAAGAAGCCATATGATATGCTCTTCACTTTTGTGAACCTTGTTTTCACCATATCGAAACTGATAC